CCGCTTTCTTTATACACCTCACCTTTTTTAAGGTGTTGAGTATCTTTGATTATTTTAATTGACACGTCGCCAACAATAGCAGCAACTTCTGCAACTTCGATAACCTCTACTTCTTTTACTTTCTTAGCCATTTTTTATAGTTTTAAAATTAAAGGGTGAGGTGTTTTAATTCCTCACCCTATTAACTATGCGTTTAACGCTGTTTTCGCAGTTGCGAATGAACCAGTAACCAAAGATAGAACTCTGTTAGACGGCACGTAGCAAACCAATCTCATTTCCGCAAGGATAGTGATTAAGTTTTTAGTGAAATCATCATTCTCATGACCCATTGAGATAGTAGCATCTTGTCTCATTCTCACGTTAACTTGAGAGAAATCACCAAGTAAGAAAGTACCAGCTGTGATACCAGTGTTTTTAATAACTGGAATACCAGCGAAAGTAGTAACACCGTTGTTAACCACAAATAATGAAGGTGCAACATAACCGTTATCAGTTGCTTTAGTCAACTCCATGAATGTAGCATCTGTTGGGTGCAATACGATTGCAGAAGGTAAGTAGTTAGCAGCCTCAACTTGGTTGATTGCAGTACGCAATACATCGAAGTTATTAGCAGCAGTACCGAAAGTACCAGCAAAAGAACCAGCAGCATAAGTAGTTGCTTGAGTAATGATACCATTCAAGTTCGGAGTAGTACCGTTACCACTTAATACACCGCTATCAGCTTTCAATGCAATAAGTTCAATTAAGTTGTTTCTGATTTCTGCTTCCATGAAAGCAACATCATCTAACATTTCCATTGATACTTTAGTGTAAGCCGTTACTTTTTCTACTTTCGCAGATTTTTCGTTTACGTCGAAATCTTCTTGAGTCTTAGCAGCACCTTCCGCAGTCATGCCAGCAGTACCAGGATCATTGTTAGCCATCTCAGCCCATTGAACATACATTTTATCGGTTCTTCCGAAGTTAGTAAGGTCAATGATGAAAGGTCTTCTTCTCTTAGTTGTTACCAAGCCAGTTGAAAAAGAAGCTAATTGATAAGGAATTGAGTTAGTACCAACAGCATCGATGTTAGCAGTGGTCATAGTACCAGCAGCTTTAACATTCATCTGAGCGCTAAACCCTTTCTTTTTCATGTTAGCACCGTTTTCTTTAACGATTGCTCTGTAACCGTCAACGAATAAGTCAGCAAGTGATTTGTAAGATTCTGTTTTCTCTACGGCTGCCTCATTAGCTGCTTTCAATTTAACAATCTCACCGTTCACTTCGCTTTTTAATTCTTCTTTAGCTGCTTTAACTGCCTCTAATTCGGCTTTTAAACTTGCTACTTCGTTTAATGATTCGGCTTTCACCGCATCAAGTTTTTTACCAACTTCAATGTTGATTGCGTCAACTAACGCTTTTTGGTCTTGTGCTTCCATTTTTTAGAAATTTAGATTTTTAATGATTTGATTTACGTCGAATTTTGGTTTTATCGGTTCGCTTGATTTTGCTTCGCTCGGCACTTTTGCAAGTGTGGGCTTATCAAAGGTTTCAGCTACTTCAATCTCTTTTAATATTTGCTTGAATTGTTTAATTTGTAGTTCAAACGTGCTTAACATTTCATCGCTTTGCATTCCGTTCTTCACCGTATATTCAAGCTGATTTAATTTACTTACAAGTGCTAAGGTCATTGATTCTTTACTTCCGCTCTTAACTCCCAAAAATGGTGTTAATGAATTTGCACCAAAGGCAACCGTCGAGCCCTCGAATAAATTTATTTCTTTAACTAAATAAAGATACCCGTACTTCTCTGCTTCCTCAGGATTGACTAATTTGCTAACTACTTCATTCCAAGCAACGGGATTTTTTTCCGACTCTATTAAAGAAAGTTGATTGTACTTAAAGCCTATCGAATGATTGTCGTATATACCTTCCTTATAATTGATGAGAGTATCATTCCCAAGTGTTGTATTGGCAATCTTGGATTCAAAATAAATACCAGTAATTCCATTCTTTGTGGTTTCTTCTAACACTTGTAACTTACCTACTAAGGTCGTCAGGTCGTGATTCAATGCGTGTTTAATCTTTGCTACTGCTGTGCTATTCACACCGCGCTCTTCGATTGACTTCTTAGCCGAACCCATTATTAACACATCCTTATCTGAATCAAAGAAGTTGTAAGAATTGAAAAAGCCCGTAACAATACGAGATGAAGTGCTAACATCTAAAATATTAGCGTCAGCACTTTTAACTGAGTAATGAGCCGACTTCTTATCGACTTCACTTAGTATATTTTTTTTCGCTTCTTCCATTTCTTTTCAAAAATAAATACAAAAACTATTCGCAATTTTTTTTCTTTAATTGATGTGATGGTTTGCCTCCTCTACACCTCGCTTCATTACATCGCTTAATATGTTCACCGCAACATCTCTGCTTATCTCTCCATTTAACACCGCTCTATTCAAAGTAATGATTGTATTTACATTGATGCTGTTTTTTTCTGCTTCTGTTTTTTCGGATTGTTCTTCCTTTTGTTTGTCCTCTTGCAACACTGGCAAATAAGAATAATCAGCAACTAAATAAAGACCTTGTTTTTCTAAGCCAAACGCATCATTTAAGATGCTCATAAAGTCATCGGCTTGCGGCTGTATAGTATTTTGATAAGTTGACTTAACCCCGTTGTTTTTATTCTCGAATGTTGCGCCCTTCGTACTCGGGAATATATCTCTATCAGCACCATAAGCAGCGCAGATAGTTTGAAAGTCGCTTTCTATGCACTCCAATAACATCAGGTCTTTAATCGGGAAAGTCATCGGCTGCCACTTCAATGAACTATTGGTAATTATCTTACGTTTCTGCCCGTCAAATATGCCATAGCTTTTGCCCATCTCACGTTCTATTCTATCGCGTTCTTCCTTACCTAAAGGTATTGCACCGCCATCGGCTTGGCTTTCATTGCTTAATATACCCTCAGCACCACGTTCAACTATCAATACGTTCTCACTTTTAAGCGCACCTATGATATTCGATAAAGGCAACTGCAATGAATCAATTTTACTCTGCGATGTTATAAGGTTACCACCAACTCCCTCATTCTTATATATCATATCCGAAGGTTGCACATTAAAGTAAGTGCCTTGATCATATACCTTATAAGACTTAATAATGCCGTCTACCGTTGTTTGATTATATAACTTACCCGTTGGAATAACCTCAACATCGCTTGGCAGCAAGTTCCACATTAATGAAGGTAACGCGCTTGGCAGTCCTTTAATCTCGTAAATGAAGGCATTACCAAACACCGACTTAAAAACATAGTATTCAAATAGAAACTCCTCGCGCGTTCGCAAAGGGTTAGGTCTATTCAATAGGTTTAATACCTCGTGCTCTTTAATCTCCTCACCAGTCTTTTTGTCGTATAGCTTGATGTCCATATTCTTGAACATATCAGCTAACTGGTTAATTACAGATTGAAGATGAGGAATGGTGTTGTAAATTCGTAGCTTATTTTCCGTATCAATAAGAATGGGATTCTTACGGTCGTATATTGAGGTCGAGTACATACCGTTAAAGGTGCTAAGCCCGAACATGCGAGCCACTAAATTAGATACATAACTCATTTGAATAATTTTTTTTAAAATTAATTATAAAAGTAATCGGTAATTTTTTTTATTCAAAGATGTGCGGCAGTAAGGCTTGTATGAAGTTCGCCAGCCCAGCCATCGCATCGGGTGCATCATCGTGCTTACTCTTACCGTCTTTCTTATACTCGTATATCTGTTGCATCATTGCCCTATATTCATCTGTCTGCTTCTCAGGGTGAACGTAAACAAACTTATTCTTTATGATGTGGTAAGCCATCAATATTCGCGTGTGCTTGTTTGCGGTGTTCTTTATGCTTAGTACCTTGTCCTCTTGCACCGATTGACGAAGTAAGCGAATGAATCCGCTGCCCTGGTTGTTTGCCTCAATACGGGTGTAGTCAGCGTTCAACTCTTTTATCTTAGATGATACCATTGGACACGTTACATCTATTGTGTCTTGTGTGAATATTGCATCTGTAATATATATCTTACCGTCGTATATCTTCGCCCATAATGCACATAGGTAATCGCTACCTTCATCGGCAACATCGACATAACCAAGTACGCTTTCAGCTTTACCTATTGGCAACTCATCAAAGTAATTGAACTCTGTACGCTTGAATAGTGAGCCCGTTAAGCTAACCTCCCAATTACCGTTCACGAATACATCGTACTCGTGCGCTGGCATATTCGCCTTTAAAGATTCGACGTAATCTTTTGGAATGTGCGGATTGTCGCTAATCTTCGCTGGTATGTATGCCCATGTTGGTGGTAGTGTGTTATCTTTCCACTTATCGTATATCCTTGACTTAACCCAACCGCCTGATGGGTTACACGTTGCTAAGATTTGAATAGGGCAGTTAGGTGAACCCGTCCAGCTTCCACTACGTTCTATTACCTTATTTAACGTTGCTTCTTGTAGTTCGTTTATTTCATCTAAGCCAGCGCCATTAATCTCTAACCCTCTAAAACGGTTTAACTCCTTATCGGTATCGAATGATTCGGCTAAGAATATAATTTGGCTACCATTGGTAAAGGTTACGGTCATCGTCTGCTGATTGAACTCCTTAACGTATCTTTGAAAGCCTTCGTCTAGTAATCGTTGAAATGTTATTAAGATAGTTCTACGAAGTGTAGGCAATGATTCACGCACCACCAACCATCTACTTTTATCGTACTTGAAACAATTAGAAAGTAAACAAAGCAGTAACCAATAACTTTTTCCACCTCTGATAGCGCCCCCGTATAAGGTGAAGGTCTTAGTATCGGCTATTCTTTTAGCTTCACGTTGTTTTTTAAACGGCAGTATCTTGGTCGCTTCCGCCATTCCAATCAATTATAATAGGTTTGTCGTTTAACTCTTTCCCGTTACTTGTAACGTCTGTCTTCTTAGGTATGAAGTAAGGCATCAATGCAGCAAGGTACTTTAAAAACGCTGCCTTATCTTCATTATAAACTTCGTTTAATGCTTCCTGTACTTTAGGTACTTGCCCTTCCATTATTTCCATAAACAATTCTCTCGCGTCTTGCGTGATTTTGTTTTCAATTCCTTTTTCTCTACCACCTTTTTTTTTATGTCCTTTCTCAAACTTAGCCATATCACTACTTTTCACTATTATAGTGGATTTCTCAATGCAACCCCACACTTATAACAAAACACCTCTGCGTGGTCTATAACAGACTCGCATACTATGCACTTTATTATTGTTAATTCGCTCATTTCTTTTTCTTTACTTTACGTTTCTTTACTTCCTTTAACGCTTCTCTAATGATGCCAGCGTAATATTCTGCTTCTTTACTTTTCATCTTTCGCTAATAAGTAATGCAATGATATAAGCGTGTAAACTGCTACCCCTACCTTCCAGTTACTAAGATAGCATAAAGATATTAACGAACCTATTAAGGCTGCAAATAACACCGTTTGCACTACTGCTTTTAATTTTCTGTTCATTTTACTTCAATTATTTGTTTTATTTCGTAAATATCAACCTCTAAACCAGCAAAATCTTTTTTAGCGTCTTCAATACTCATGTATCTTTGCACCCTTTGAAATGGTATTCCGTTTGCGCTTATAGATTGAATAATAAATGTTTTAAATGATTCAAAAGGGCTATAAGTAGTGTAATCGCTTATAGGCGAATAAGGCTTTTCTGTTTTTCCACATTTGCCAATAAAACCACCATCGTAAACGTGAACCACTTCTATTATTTCTTTTCTTTCTTTTTTATGGATTACTTTAATCCCTTTTTTAATTTGTTCCTTTTTCATTTTATGTTTGTTTTTGTTTGTTTCTAATATAAAGTGTCAAAACACCTACCCTATCTGTTTTAATACCTCAATAAAGTAAGGTCGTTTGTATGTTTCTCGTTTCGCTTGTATTATTTTCAACTTGTTAATCGGGCAGTCTATCATCCACCATTTACCCCTACCGTAAAACCTTTGTTTTAATACGTGCATTAAATCGCATTCTTTAGGCAAATTGTAAATATAGAACTTGTCCCTTATATACTCGTAATACTCACTAACCTTCTCTCTGGTCATATCTTCAATGCAGTCATTTAGCATCTTATCAATTAACACTCTTTTCTCTGCATCGAAATTTCCGCTCATTCGTTTGTTTGTTTTTACGAATTTATAAAAATTTCTTCATTCGGCAACGGTATGTGAATATTAAACCACTCTTTTGCAAAGTTTCTTATTTGTTCATGGTATTGTTCTTGTTCAAATTTGCTGTTCTTGGTTGTACTTTTAGGCACTACTATAACCTCTCCCGTTTCTTCGTTAATCAATTCCACGCTGTTGAACTTCATCTTCATTATCTCGTGAACCTCCTCAATGGTAAACACTTCACCGCACGTTTCATAGAACTGCATTTTAACTAAAGGATAAACACACCCCCATAGGTATGAATTTTGATTGTTGCTGCGCTTCCTTCTTTTCTTTTCAATGGTAATGGTTATCTCTTTGCCCTCGAATTGTTCAAAAGCTTTTTTAATGCTCTCTTTGTTTTCCGAACACTTACCTTCAATCACTTTGCTGTTTACGCTTGCTTTCAATTCAGGGTAAAATCTACTTGTTTATCATAGCATAAAGGGTTTTCTTCTCTCATGTCTAAAGCCATTTCATAGCAGCCTTGATAGCTTTCCTCTTCAAAAAGATAAATTTGCGCATCTTTTGATACATCAAGAGATGTGAGTTTATTACAAAATAACTCAATTATTAAAGCAATGTTTTCAGTAACAATAATTTCATCTTGAATTGCTAATAAATAAACAATCTGTTTTTCTGTTATTGCATTTCCTAGTAATATTTCTTGCACTGAAAACATTAATTTATTTCTTGATGTGTAATCTAACAATAGAACGTCTTGTCTGTTGTTTAATTTTCCGTAATTTAAAATGTACTTCATGTTGTTTGTTTTTTAATATTTATTCAATTCAATTTACTTTGCATTTCTAACTCTAAGATGTCTTTCACGTCCTCGATGTATTCTTTTAGTTCACCTTTAGCTTTACCGTTTTTTAAAATACTAAGCAAGTATTCAGCTGGCACGTCTATTAGTTCCCTTCCTTTGTATGCCCCAAACGGCATTAAATCGTAATCACCCATTTTACAAAAGTTTTATACCTATTATTCGACAAATATCTTCAATGCTTTCAACTTTATCAACTTGCCCTAACCAACCGTCAAAGAACTTTTGTTCACCCTCCGTTAACTTCCTTGCGCTTTTTGGCTTGCTGCCGTCTTTAATTTCAAAAGCGTAGTTCTTTTTTTCGTAACCCACCAAAATATCAAAGCAGTTTTTAAGCTGGTGAGTATGTAATACAGTTACACCTAACCTCCTTAGTTGTTCTACTATTTGCTTTTGGTTACTATCGATTCTTGCAATTCGTCGCATTCGTCAAACTTATAACTAAAACCAGTAAATCGCAAATGTTGAGGTTTGTTTGCTGCTTCAATCATCAATTCGTTTATCTGCTTTGCTTTGCTTTTCCACTTTAAATACGAAGTTAACACGTATCGATTCCCGACTGGTATCTCTGTGTCTATATGCCCTTCAATCCTAAAGGTTCTCACGTTCAAATCTAATTCTGTCGCTACAAATCTCGATGCTGCGCTTATCGTTGGGCATACCATTTCGAGGTGTCTTTGTTCACCTACTATTCGGTAGATGTACGTTGTTCTTTCAGGCGCTTTCATGCTTTTAATTTTAAACTGTAAAACTTAACTTTTGATTTGAATACGGTCGTCGGACGGGTGCGGAAGTAGTAGCCATGTATTGCATCTCCATTTGGTCTGCAATTCCATTTAATTGAATCAATAACAACTAAATCATATTCATCATCAGATTCATTCGGTATAATCACCTTTACCGAATTATTAAACCCAACAAAAGGCTTACCGTTTACCAAAGTGCCGTTTGAATCGTAAACGTAGATTAATCTTGTGTCTTTATTTTCCATTGTGTTTGTTTTTGTTTGATTAATACTTTAACCTCATCCACCTTGCTAATCGGTACACGAAAAGCGATGGTTGTTGTTTTCTCATTATACTTAGGCTTGTTACCCGAACCTTGTCGAGCGCCACCCCAGCCTTTTTTAGTTTTCATATAAGTACATTTCAAGTCTTTGAAACAAGCTATTCATTGACGCTTCTTCATCCATTGTGATAGTTCCGTTTTCTTGTTTTTTTTCAAGCGATTCGTATGCACTTAATACTGCTTTGAAATATTTTTTGTCTTCTGTTTTCATATTGTTTGTTTTAATTTGTTCTCAAATATACAACTACTTTTCTATTATGCAAACTTTTTCATCGTTATTTTAAATATTTTTTAATTTTCGTGTATTCGTTGTTGAACTCAATATAAGTTAAATCACTGCAATCGTGGTCGATATAACTTTTAACTATTTCAATAAACTTTTGCCTTCTCTCAGGTGCAACCTTCTCAATTATATTAAATTCATCACCCACATTCATTGAAATAAGCAGTCCCCACACCTTATCGTTATAATCCAAATTTTGCGACATAGTTATCAATTTGCGTTTTTAAATTCTCGTTCTGTTTCATCAAACTTAAATTAAGCCGTTCTAAGCGCTTATTTTTATCGAGTAATGTAATCACTTCACTTGGCTTTAAATCGTTTATCAGATACTCTCTTTTTGCCTTAGAATGTATTTTCTCAATGTAATCTTTATACGATTGAATTCGCAAAGCCATATTTTCCCAGTTATTCTTTTTCGCCCCAGCTGACTTTTTCGCCATCATTTCGCAAAGTGCCAAGTCGAATGATAAATCAATCATGACCTCCTCTTTAAATAAATCGTTTAGGCTATCCGTTTCTCGTTCCTCTGCTATCTTAATACGGGAAAGGGTCTGCATCCGCTTGAACGCTCTCAGTTTCAAATTTTTCATTTTTTGCATGGTTTAAAGTTGTTAATGTTTGTTGTACTGGTGTTGTTTCAAGCACGTTATTTCCTCCAATGGTGAATTTACAATAGTCTTGCATCGTAAATAATAACGGTGCTTCTCTTGGTGTAACACTACCGCCAGTCAATGTTTCTTTAACCTTCCTTACGTGTACTTCTGTTACGTTGAACGCTGTTGCGTGTTGCGTCATACGGTGAATACTTATGAAATCATCTGCCCTATTGGCGAACTTTTGCCCACCTTCGGTATCGGCTTTTTCGGGAGGCATTAAATGCCCTTCGTTTACGTGGTCTTTTGGAAACTTCTTACGCGCTGCCTCTGTTACCAAGTGCGTATTGACATATAAACTTTTATGTGTTTGCTTGCAGAAGATTCGCATCAAAGCGCATATCTCATAATCTTCCTCATGCTTGTTGTTACCCAGTCCCATTCCTTTAAGTGAATTGTACGGGTCAATAAGTAAGCCGTTTGACTTCGTGCCGCTGCTAACTTCTAATATTTGCTTTGCATCAAACAACCTATCGTTGCGAATGAAATTAAACATTTCGCTCATCTCATCAAATGTTCTATGAAGCTGGAGTTCGGGTATCTTAAAAATATTTACACCCGTTAAGAACTGCGCTATCTTTACTTTCAATGAACCGATTGAGTTTTCTGCTGAAAATATATCCCACTTCAAATTATACTTTTTGCTTAGGACACAGAAGTACCACAGAATCCAATCGGTCTTACCCACGTTGTCGTGCCCGTTAATGAATACAAGTTGCTCAGGCTTATAAGCTAAATGCTGGTCAGCTACCTTGTCGCCAATACCAAGCCCTCTTTTTATCGCACCACTTCGTAAGCCTTCTACAAATGCGCGCCCCTCTGATGGCTCAAAGATGTTTTCTGCTGCTATTAATTTACTCATACTTCTTCGTGTTTACCAAAGTTAGCCCAAGGCGCTGGGTTATTGCTTAACTGTACTTCGGCCTTTTTAGGTGGGTTTGTTTTTAGCCAGTTAGCAAAATGTAATTTAATATCTTTAGATTGCTTTCTATCGGGATTCTCTAAGTAGTTAGCAATCACCCAAAATTCTTTTAGTCGTGCTATCAAAAATTCTTTTGTAGTAAAGTTGTTTTTTATCAACCAGTCTAACCATTTGCTGGGCTTAACAATTTCCTCCCAATTTTTTTTTGATTCTAAATATATTTCATCTTCTGTAAGATTATATATATTCTTTTCTATTCTATTCTCTTCTATTGGCATTGCGTTCGTAATGCGTTCGCTTTGCGTTCGTAATGCGTTCGCATCAATACCCTTATTTTGCTTGCGTTTAGCCCAAGCATCTTTTGCTATTTTACTATTTTTCTTACTAACAGCACCCCTATCTTCCAGCTGAATATCTAAAAACTTTATTGATAAATTACCTTCAATTTCTACGATAATGTTACTATCGCATAGCGAACGTAATGCGGTCGCATCGCCAGCGCATAACTTTTGAAGAACTAATTTATAAGGTAAATCGCCAAGTCTCGACCAATACATTGAGCAAATATCTATAAACAATCCTTTTTCTTCTCTTGTACACATTTGTATATTTCCATTCTCCCATTCGCTGGTTTCAAATTGAAAATAAGGTAGTCCTTTAGCCATTGTAAACCTCCTCTCCCATTTTGCTGATTTCAGTTCTCAATTTCTTAGCTAATCTTATAGCTGTTGATTTGTCTAAGGAAATAAATGATGTTGGTTGTTTTTCACTCTCGTCTCTGATAGTGATTGCTATTTCACGTCCTTCCAACTCGCATTCCAAAAAAGATGTGTTCTTTTCAAACGACAATCCTCTTCCAATAAAAATAATTCTGACATTCGCCATAATGGTATAAAATATAAACCTTATCGGGTCTGCTTGCGGAGGTTTACGAAGACCTATAAAGCAGTTGCCCGACTTGGTTGTTTTAATAATTTCTTAGTGATTTTCGTAATTTCCGCTAAGAGATGCACAAATATAACAAATTATTTAGAATAACCTTCCATCTTCTAAATTATTTTCAAAATAAATATCTTGCACCGCGTTTTTATTCGTGCAAATTTTAACACCGTTAAAGAACTCTATTAAGTAATGTGTCCTATCCTCTTGCAGAATAGTAACAAGTTCGCGCTGCTTACACCAATAGCCTTTTTTCATATTACACTTCTTTATATTCAAAATATTTAACCAGTATCTTGTATTTGCCTGTGCTCTTTAAAAATTCAATGCACAAGTCCTCAGTTAATTCAGTATTAAAGTGTTTAATTTTTACATCTGAGCCGCTAATATAATTCTTTCGCTGCCAAGTTTTACGGCTTAATTGTTTTGTCGCCCCTCGTAAAAATTCAGCGCAGTACCCTGTTGTGGTGTAATTGACACCTAAGCCATTCTTACGACACTCCGCAGCAAATTCATTAGATGAGAAAAACTCATTCATTGCAATTAATGATTTTTGAAAAATTACTTTTCTCTCGTGTGAATGTTGTTTAGTTATAATTTGATTTTCCATTTTGCTTGTTTTTAATTGTTTAAAATTTAGTAAAGTATTCAAGTTGTTCATGAAAGTAATCATTCGCCAGCTTAATCTTTGTTAGCATCAATTCAACATCGGCAGGAACTATATCCCACGTCTTGGTGAATAAACCAAAGTCATTCGGCACTCTACTATCAAACCAGCACAAAGTACACTTAGACGCGTTGCGAAGGTATGCATCGCTTGTAATTTGCCAATAGCGATTTGCCAAATTTTGTCTAATGCTTTCCACACTTTCAGCACAACGAATTTCAGTTAAATGGTTAGCTGTGTTCAAGCATTTCACCTCCAAAGCAGAATCAATCTCACGAATCCAGCCGTCAGATGAACCTCCGTAGTTCATACCTTCGATATAGATAAACTTGGTTTCAATAATTTCAAAGTTGTGCATTTTTGAAAGCCATTGTTTAGCCAGCGGTTCATTGTCAACACCCCATTGCATAGCCTTGTTTACTGGCACTTCCTCAACTATTCCCGTTAAACTCTCGGCAACCTTCTGCATGATGTACGTTTTAGCGCCTTCGCTTAGTACTTCCGTTTTCTTTTTTGGATCGCTCATCAGTTTATAAATTTCCGATGAAGTAAACAACCCTAAACGGGCAGCGTGCCACTCAGGGCTACGCTGTTCCGCTTCTACTATTATTCTGCTGTGTTCCATTTTGTTGCTGGTTTAGTTTGAATTGCTGTAATATCATATACTTCCTCTTGAGTCATTATACCCATTGATACTTCGGGCGCGAATTGACGCGTGAAGAATGCAGCTGCCCGGTAGCGCATCATTAATTGTGGCATTGTTTTCCATTTGCTACCAGCTTTATCAATCCACTTTTCAGCAGCAGCCATTTCCATCGTTACCCAAACACCTTCTACTTTGTCGCCCGTTGCCAGGTCAATCGCTACACCTCTGCATCTGCCTCCGTTCTTATCATCTTCTTCAAATCTAAGCGGTGAAAATTTACGGCTCGCGTTTAATGTAGCAATAAGAAACTGAGAACTCCATGAAGGTTTGCCATGCACGATGTATAAGTTCTGCATAACCATTAATTCGCTCGCACCTATTCGCTTAGCTACATCGATAGCGATAAGGCAGTTTGAAATATTGCCCTTATATTGAACGGGTACAAGGTCGCTAACACTTAAAGCCTTTGCTACTCTCATCGCGTGCTCAAACCCTTCTTTATTGCCGAAGGTACTTAGTTCACCGCCTTGTTGAGGTGCTGGGTGCAATGTTATATTGCTTTCTGTTTGCTCACCTACTTGGTGCGCCTCGCCTTCATTCACCAATTCAATGATTGGTTCAATGTTGGCATCTGTGATTGTTGTTTGTTTGTTTTCCATTTTTGTTTGATTTAGTGAATTTTTAATTTGTCTATTTGCTTGTTGTACCTTTCTGTTAACCTTGCTATTGTTCGACGTGCAATATCGCGCTGGTGTTCTACGTTGCGCAGTTGATTGAAATTATCGTTTTCTAACTTAGTTTCAAGCCATCGAATGTTAAAATCAATTTCTCCTAACACTTGTAGCGTTTCATCTATTTTACTTCTTTTTATCATTGTTTTTTCTTTTTGCTATGTTTCTATTTTCTTCGTTATTTTCAATGAACTTAACGCCCCCTATTTCAATAGCTTTAATTCTTTGCGATGCTACTAAATAATGAATTCTAATAGGGCTTTGATTTACTAATCTAGCAAAATTACTTTGCCTAACTAATTCATCTTCTTTATATGAATTAGTACCTATATTAACGCTACTCATTTTATTTTTTAACTCTCTATAATAATGTTGAGTATTTTCAGCATAAGTAACCCATTCTAAATTTTCAGCCTTATTATCAACAGTATCGCCATTTTTATGATTAACTATTGGTTTATCATCTATGTTGTCTATAAACGTCCTAGCTATAACCCTATGAACTGGCTCTGACTTTACAAACCCATCACCTTTAAACCTTAAAACAAAATATTTTTGTTTAACAGATTGGTAATTATTGTATATGAAATTTGTAGGTGTCATTATCCTTCCAAGATTAGATGCCTTATACCCTTTATACTCTTTTACTTCTCGCCACTCCTCCATACTATTTTCTTTTAGAGTTCCATGATGCTCTATTAAAAAGACTATCATTAGCTTTGCAATCAACAACCATTTGCCTTCCGTTTTCTTCTACCGTTTCTAGTTTTCCAGCCTCTATAAGCTGGCTAATTCGAGAAGGGTTAACGCCCTTCTTTTTAGCGTAATCAATTTTTAGATAATTCATTTTAAATTGTTTTTAAATGTTATAGGGCAAATATAATGGGTTTATTTTAATTGCGCAAATGTTTTAATGTTTATTTTTCTTGAAAAACTTTTTCCCTTTGATTATCAGCACTTTAAATTTATTTGACAAAAATAATTCAATATTTATTTGCGCAACTATATTTTATTACTACATTTGTAAACATCAAACAAACAAAAACAGATAATATGAAAGCAACAGTAATTAGAAAAGAAGGAAACGAAGTAAAAGAAATTAAGTTTTCTAAAGTAAAAATAGCGCGAGGATATATTAAGGATGTCGCTATATTAACAAAAAATGGTGAAGTTAGTTATACACTTGTTAAAGGAAAATAATATGTACGACATTAACAAATTTTTAGAAAACAGACGCTATATAGTTAGCGCGATTGACAAATTAGAATTCAACTTGGAATGTGTTGGCGACCACGCTCACGAATCATTTGAATTTGAAATTGATATGGGTAATGTTAGCCTCGTGGTAAATGCAACTATCATGGAGACCTTTGTTGCGTATAGCAGAGAGACACGCGACGAGCCAGCAGACTATTTACTTGAACGCGAATTGAACGAGATTAACGAGGCTTATTATATCACCAGCGAAGGCGACGAAATACCTTGCACAGAAAATGAAATAGAAAAAATTAAAAACGTAATTAAATCTTTACTATAATGAACGCATACCAAATCGAAAGAGCCTACCTAAAAGTGATAAACACTATTGTAAGCTGCACCACAAAAGACCAGCTGCGAACTGCCGAGAGAATGGCTGATTTGTTTATTAGCCGATTCAAAAAGCCGAGCGTGCTAAAATTGAATGTGAAAACATTAATTCAAAACCACTCAATTAATTGCTTATAACGTTCGAGGGCTTTGCGTTCGGGCGGGATTAACAGCACAAAAGTAAAATATGGAAACAGAACTTCAATATAGCACAAATGGTCATTCAGAAAACTACACCCCGCCTGACGCAAAACCCGTGTTACCCGCAGTGCTTCCTTTCGTTAATGAAGTGGCTTGCATTGATTGGGAAGATGGAATTAAGCAGGTTTTTGATAATACGATTGACCTTGTATTGACCGACCCGCCCTATGGGATGGCATACAGAAGCACCCGAAGAAAGGAGAAACACAAAAGTATCCAAAACGATACCGATTTAGAATGGTTGGGTGATTGGTGCAAGGAACTAAAAAGGGTATGCAAGCCCGAAGCCCACCTTTATATTTTTTGCAGTTGGCATAACATTGATGTTTTTAAGCAAACATTAGGGGCGTATTTTAATGTGAAAAATATTTTGGTGTGGGAAAAGAATAATCACGGTAGCGGTGATTTGCTTGGTGATTACGCCCCGAAATATGAAATGATATTATTTTGTAGTAATGGAAGCAAAAAATTAAATGGTGGGCGAAGTAGCAACGTTATTAAGTGTGCAAAGATGCCAACGGATAATCACCCAACCGAAAAGCCAACCAACCTACTAAGGCACTTGATAGAAAAAAGCACCAACAAAGGCGATTTAGTTTTGGATACTTTTGCTGGTAGTTTTTCAACTGCAAGGGCTTGTAAAGAAACAGGGCGGGATTTCATTTGTTTTGAAGTCGAACCCGAATATTGTCGAACTGCTAAAAACCTGCTTAATGGCGTATCCGTGTCGCTGTTTTAGCATTGCGGGTAACATCTCAATATACGCAATGAGTAACAACTAAAAATTGAAAGTATGAACAACGAACCGTTAGACAAAATAGCGAGGGAGCAGTCGGAAAAGGTTTGTCCTTGTGATGAAATAAATGGTAAATTCTATCCTTTTTATATGATTGGAGGAAAAAAGTATTATCACTATATTCAAAAAAATTTAGTTGAATTTGATACAAAAGAACAAGCAAACGAATATCTAGAAGATTAACAAAGTAAATTATGAAAACATTAAAAATTATTTTATCCTTAGTTGGGATTTTTATTGCACTTTATTTAGTCTTTGCATTTATTGGATTGCAGATAGATTTTACAAAGTGGACATCCGCTGCCAGATTTGTATTTGTATGCCTGTTGGCAATTTTCTATCTGAGAGCGTTACAAGTATTACAAAAATTAACACTTTAATAAATTATGACTAAAGAAAGAGAGTACTATCAAAAGGTAATTAAAGCCAATCAACCTATTTTTATTTCCAAAAAGAAAATAATAAAATATTTGGAGAAACTTAAAGAGAAACAAACTAAACCCAAGTAACATGAAGCAGTATATTAAAGATAACTTAACACCTTTAGCTATCGGGGCAATAATAACTTTTCTTTTTGTAAAGTAGCTGATTTGATTGATGAAATAGTGTGTAAAATAGTAATAATTCAAAACGATAAAAAACATGGAAGATAGAAACGAATGTGATAAGCCTTGCGGTATGAATTACTGTGATGAAAATGGATGTACTAACCGTAAAAGAGATTTAGTGGATTTAGTAGATGTGATTAAGGATAATTCAATCGACTGGAATCAGTTAAGAGAAGAGTTCTTTAGTGAGCATACAGATAAAGACACAGGAGGATTTATTCACATAACTACTGCACCTCACGATTTATTTATGTGGTTTAGGAACAAAATAGAAAACAATAAGTAAGATGGATGATAAATCAATGGAGAAATACCACGAAGAAGAAAGGCAGCCTTGATTATAATGGTCAATTTTTTAAACAACCCTAAAATATGAAAATAGAAATTGTGAATAAGATCGAAACAATGATTAAAAATGAGGAGAAGCACCTTGATTGGCTGAAAAGCAACAACGCACCTCAGGAATTCATTGAACTTTCTAAATGGCATATTATTCATTATGCTGAAAGGCTTAAAGAATATCGAGAATCTTTAGCAACACCACAAAAAGAATGGAAAACTTTTATGATTGAAACATTGAGCCAAAAAACAGATGTTCCTTATAGATTCTTTTCGCAGTATTATTCTATGGAAGATGCAAGAGAGCATCATAAACGAGCAATTTCAATTACAGAAGTGAAATTAAACATTGAACCAGTAAATAGTTAAACAACCCCAAAATGGAAGATAAAATTTTAAAACAATAATATGAAAACAGCAGAAGAAATAATGAACAAGCACTTTAAAGAATGTTTTGAAACGCACAACGAAAAGGTATCCGACAAGTATATCCTTTACTTTCTTAAAGCAATGAAGGAATACGCCAAACAAGAAAGCGAAAAGGCGGTGAGGGAGTTTAAGGAGAGGTTAATTAATGAAATTACATTAGATGTTCTGTTTGATGATGGCTACGATTCAATGCTTGCTGTTCAGAATATAATCGAAAAACTAAAGTAATATGCCTCAAAATTATTGCGCCCGATGTGGCAAACCTATTGCAGTTGATAAATGGTATCTGTGCGAAGATTGCGATAGGTTACAACCTCGCTATTTAGCAAGCAAGAAACCACCAATAACACCAGCAGCAAATAAAGCGCCTTTGAATTTATAACTATTGTACCACTTAGGGGAAGGCTTGAAGGTGAATGCTCTCAGGCTTTCTCCTTTTATGTTGGGATTGCTATTCTCAACTATTACAGAAAGCGAATCTTCTTTAAGCCAGTTGCTTTTTTTTTTAGCGATGATAAAAGTCTGCTCGTTCGGAACTTGAATGTTGTATAAACTAAAATTCTTTTCAGTTATAACAGCGTCAAATTTAAAGAAAGCACTATCAATACTAAATGAATCAATGAAGGCAGTACAAGGCAACTGCTCACGAAATACGTGCTTGATTGTGTCGTACTTAAATATTGATTTATACTTTATCAACACCTCCGTATCTTTTAACTTTAATCTTTTCTCTATTGCCAGCAGCTCATCACTCTTTTGGTCAACAAGTAATTGCATAGCTGCGTTGTATTCAATTAGATTTCCATTTGCATCTTCATACTCTTTAACCTTATCGCTATAATTCTGCAAGTCGATAACAAGCGATGTGCTTCTTTTTCTATCGTTGCACCCTTTAAATAGTAGCATGATAGTAAGAAAGCCCAGCACTAAAATAGTTATATCTCTTATTGCTACCTCCTTATTCATTGCAATCTCCTTTCTTATACCCTCTACCGTTCGGACTTTCTTTGTCAACGGTCAATATCTGCATTCTATTCGCGCCCTCTTTGTAACTAACATGAATCCAAGTTGGTTCACCGTTTACGGGATGCTCACAAATTAGCTGGTCAAATTCAAGATTAGTTTTAATGTGTTGAAAAAGCAAAGAGTTTTTTATTTTGCCGTTGCCAGTAAAGTCTATCGCTTCACCTTTGCAATGTTGGCTTTTCGCTTGTCCGAACTTATCAACTGCACCACCGATGGCTTTATTGAGAATAGGTGAGCGATAAAAAGAATTAATCTTTAAAGGTACGTTTGCAAATTTGCGCACTGGTTCAAAGCACTTGTTTGCTACAATAGTCATCGCTTTTAAATGCTCTAATGTTGGCTCGTTGCTTATTCCTTTTGCCTTTGCCGTTGGGCTGTTTACTGCCTCCTCATAGCTTATGTGTGTGCTTATCTTATCCATTTGTAGTATTGTTTTTTTCTTTATCAGGTGTCTTCATTACGTGTTGAATGAACGCGCCGAATGATATACTAAATGCAGTTTCTAACTTTGCTATCAAAACCTCATTATTTTTAGGGTACTCAACAAAAAAAGCAAGTATAAAAGCAATCGCTAAAATAGCACCTATCATGAAGCCTATTACATAACGAGCCTTAGCCTCAGCCTTTATTTTTTCCCACATCGTCATAGTTCGTACGAAATAAAAGCTATATTAATTTCATCTAAACTCATTTCGTTACTCCGTTACGATGTACAACGTATATATCTCTCTCCATTGCGCTCAATCTTTTATCAATAGAGTAAAGTTCGACACTTAATTTTGTCAT